GTGGCTTCTGTTTCTATCAGCTGTCCCTCCTGTTCAGCTACTGACGGGGTGGTGCGTAACGGCAAAAGCACCGCCGGACATCAGCGCTATCTCTGCTCTCACTGCCGTAAAACATGGCAACTGCAGTTCACTTACACCGCTTCTCAACCCGGTACGCACCAGAAAATCATTGATATGGCCATGAATGGCGTTGGATGCCGGGCAACCGCCCGCATTATGGGCGTTGGCCTCAACACGATTTTCCGCCATTTAAAAAACTCAGGCCGCAGTCGGTAACCTCGCGCATACAGCCGGGCAGTGACGTCATCGTCTGCGCGGAAATGGACGAACAGTGGGGATACGTCGGGGCTAAATCGCGCCAGCGCTGGCTGTTTTACGCGTATGACAGGCTCCGGAAGACGGTTGTTGCGCACGTATTCGGTGAACGCACTATGGCGACGCTGGGGCGTCTTATGAGCCTGCTGTCACCCTTTGACGTGGTGATATGGATGACGGATGGCTGGCCGCTGTATGAATCCCGCCTGAAGGGAAAGCTGCACGTAATCAGCAAGCGATATACGCAGCGAATTGAGCGGCATAACCTGAATCTGAGGCAGCACCTGGCACGGCTGGGACGGAAGTCGCTGTCGTTCTCAAAATCGGTGGAGCTGCATGACAAAGTCATCGGGCATTATCTGAACATAAAACACTATCAATAAGTTGGAGTCATTACCCTCTTTGCGATAATACAGTCTATAATATTGACTCTTTGAATGATCCATATTCATTAATAAAAGCCATACTTATAGCACAAAGGGCAAATGAAGAAAGCGAGATAAAGTCAAGTCGGGTTAAATTATCATGGAAGAAAAAACGGCAGGATGCACTGGAGTCAGGCACGATTATGACGGCGTCTTGTCCGAGATGGCTCTCCTTAGATGACAAAAGAACGGCTTTTGTTCCAGACCCCGACAGGGTGAAAACTATTGAGCTAATTTTTAAACTCAGGATGGAAAGGCGCTCATTGAATGCAATAGCCAAGTATTTAAATGATCATGCTGTAAAGAATTTCTCAGGAAAAGAAAGTGCATGGGGACCTTCTGTAATTGAAAAATTATTAGCGAATAAAGCTCTGATAGGTATATGCGTACCTTCATATCGTGCAAGAGGTAAAGGAATAAGTGAAATCGCTGGCTATTATCCTAGAGTCATATCAGATGATTTGTTTTACGCTGTGCAGGAAATTCGGTTGGCACCTTTTGGTATTAGCAATAGTAGCAAAAACCCTATGTTGATAAATCTACTTCGAACAGTTATGAAGTGCGAGGCTTGTGGTAATACCATGATTGTTCATGCGGTATCTGGAAGTTTGCATGGCTATTATGTTTGTCCGATGAGAAGACTGCATCGATGTGACAGGCCATCAATAAAGAGAGATTTGGTTGATTATAATATCATTAATGAGTTGCTTTTTAATTGTAGTAAAATCCAACCAGTTGAAAACAAGAAAGATGCTAATGAAACTTTAGAGTTGAAAATTATTGAGCTCCAGATGAAAATTAATAATTTAATTGCTGCATTATCTGTTGCGCCTGAAGTTACCGCTATAGCAGAAAAAATCAGAGTATTAGATAAGGAATTACGAAGGGCTTCTGTATCATTAAAAACTTTGAAGAGTAAAGCGGTGAGCTCACTTGGTGATTTTCATGCTATTGACTTAACCAGTAAAAATGGGCGAGAGCTATGTCGTACACTTGCCTATAAAACATTCGAAAAAATCATAATCAATACAGATAATAAAACCTGTGATATCTATTTTATGAATGGCATTGTTTTTAAACACTATCCTTTAATGAAAACAATATCCGCCCAGCAGGCGATAAGTACTCTCAAATATATGGTTGATGGTGAGGTTTATTTTTGAGTAATAATCACTTTTTCAACCGTGCTATAGTAAGAAAGTTAGGTAAGTACAATAAAATTATCTATCCTGAACGAAGCGTCCTGAGCTATGGTTTTACTATAGGGACTGCCAATGGATGCTGGCGTTCTCGTTCTAGCAGTTCAACAATCCCCAATCACAAAACAATTCACTGATAACGAACTTTGCACACTCGCCTGGTTATGGCGAGCAGGGAATGTGATGTTAATTGCCTACCAGAACGTTACTCATCTTCTTCAGGATGCGGAGCATGGTGAAGCTGGTCACTTCACTTCCATCGAGCAAGAATATCCCCAGATACTCAACAGAGCGCGAGCAATCCTCGTCCGAGAAACGGCACATGTAAAACTTCAGCCGTGGCAGGATGATAAGTGGAGTCGAGTATTGCCGTATTTGCGTCAAATCTGTTAGGAGTATAGCCGCCAGCCATGAGTGTTGTATTAAAACAAGGATGTCTATATATGGGATAGCGAGAGTATGAATATCAGTTATTTTGAGAGTTAACTGATTGTGAAATTAGTTTTTTTCACAAACGAGTGGGGTTACTATGATGAGTGTTCTAATGCATAGGGAACACCTAATTTTTTCAATGAATTCAAATTGATAGGATCAAAAATGGCACAACAGAGAACTACCTCCCTCAGATCCATACCTTTAGACTTAGATGTTAAGCAAGAGGCTGTCATTAACGGTATAGAAATGGGGGTACTCGATAACGGAATTCCGTACCTTACTCAGAATGGGTTGGCAAATGTTTGTGGTGTTCAGCGTTTGCGAATCAAGGAAATTACCGATGAGTGGGCTCAATCCGTTGAGAACGGTATTTTCAAAAAAGGAAGAATGACTTTTATTGGTACATATCTTCTTAATGAAGGTTTTACAGATGAAAAACTTTATATACCAATAATTCGAAATGGTGTTGAGTACCATGCTTATCCAGATGTTGTATGCATGGCTATACTTGAATACTATGCCTTTGAAGCAAAACAAGCAGAAAGTGAGACTGCAATTAGATCTTACAGAGAGCTTGCTAAAAAAGGCCTCAAGACATTTATATACGAGGCGCTAAAATATCAACCGGAGGACCCGTGGAGGCATTACCATGACAGAGTATCTTTATTAAAAGATAAGGGAACCATACCTGATGGGTATTTCATTATATTTAATGAAATTGCAGGTATGATGGTAGATCTCATCAATGCTGGATTAGCGATTAATCAGCATACCGTACCTGATGGCAGTGTTGGTTCTTGCTGGGCGCGTCACTGGAAAGCAAAGGGGTTAGCAACAGAATTTGGAGAAAGAGTAGACTGTGAGCATTATTACCCTGAAGATTTTCTTCAGGCAAGTTCCAATCCTCAGATCATTAATGCCTATCCTGATTCTGCATTGTCAGAGTTTCGTAGATGGTTTAAGCATGAATATTTAACCACAAAGTTCCCACCGTATATTCTTAAAAAATCAAACGTGCTTCCTGGTGGTACAGAAGATGCTAATCGTCTGATAGAAGCTTTCAAAAAATCAGAGCTAGAAAATAAACCATAATTGTTTTTTGGCTTTTGATTTTACATAATCATTTTGCCATAATCATGTCATCGGAGCCTGAACAACTCCGGTGACTTCTGCGCTAAACGGGGACGTTTATGCGCACATACAATCCAAACTCTCTTCTCCCTTCACAGATGCAGAGATGCACCTGCGATTTTTTGCATCCAGCGTTTGACCTCTGCGGAGGTGAAGCGTGAATCTCCCACAAGATGGCATCAAATTACATCGCGGTAACTTCACCGCTATCGGTCGGCAGATCCAGCCTTATCTGGAGGAGGGCAAATGCTTTCGCATGGTGCTTAAACCGTGGCGTGAGAAACGCAGTCTTTCCCAGAATGCACTCAGCCACATGTGGTACAGCGAAATCAGTGAATACCTCATCAACAGGGGTAAAACGTTCGCCACTCCAGCTTGGGTAAAAGATGCTCTCAAACACACATATCTCGGTTATGAAACCAAAGACCTGGTTGATGTCGTAACCGGTGATATCACCACTATCCAGTCGTTACGCCATACCTCCGATCTTGATACCGGAGAGATGTATGTCTTCCTGTGTAAGGTTGAAGCCTGGGCGGTGAATATTGGCTGCCACCTGACTATTCCGCAGAGCTGCGAGTTCCAGCTGCTCCGTGACAAGCAGGAGGCGTAATGGCTACACCGCTTATTCGTGTCATGAACGGACACATCTACAGAGTATCAAATCGTCGTAAGCGTAAGCCTGAGCCGAAGCCATCCGAAATACCAACACTGCTCGGATATACCGCTAGCCTGGTTGATAAAAAATGGTTGCGACTGGCAGCAAGGAGGAATCATGGCTGATTTGAGAAAAGCAGCGCGTGGTCGGGAATGCCAGGTAAGAATCCCTGGCGTATGTAATGGCAATTCTGAAACGTCTGTACTGGCACATATCCGGCTGGCTGGATTGTGCGGTACCGGTATCAAACCGCCAGACCTGATTGCCACCATTGCATGTTCTGCCTGCCACGACGAAATCGACCGCCGCACACATTTTGTCGATGCTGCATATGCAAAAGAATGCGCGCTGGAAGGTATGGCGAGAACACAGGTTATCTGGCTGAAAGAGGGGGTTATTAAGGCGTGAATACCTACAGCATCACATTACCCTGGCCTCCGAGCAATAATCGCTATTACCGCCATAATCGCGGGCGCACGCACATCAGCGCAGAAGGGCAGGCATACCGCGATAACGTCACCCGAATCATTAAAAACGCAATGCTGGATATCGGCCTGGCTATGCCAGTGAAAATCCGTATTGAGTGCCACATGCCGGATCGCCGTCGCCGTGACCTGGATAATCTGCAAAAAGCCGCTTTTGACGCACTCACCAAAGCAGGTTTCTGGCTGGATGATGCTCAGGTCGTTGATTACCGCGTTGTGAAGATGCCTGTTACCAAAGGTGGGAGGCTGGAACTGACCATCACCGAAATGGGGAATGAATGATGTTTGAGTTTTATATGGCAGAACTTCTTCGCCACCGCTGGGGGCATCTGCGCTTATATCGTTTCCCCGGTTCTGTTTTGACCGATTACCGAATACTGAAGAATTACGCCAAAACCCTGACAGGAGCAGGAGTATGAAGTCAGAGATAACAATCAACTAATACTGTTTTGTTGATTTTTGCTTGTAATTGGCGTTCTGGTCTGATTTTTGTGGAGTAAGTTGATGCGTGATATTCAGATGGTTCTTGAGCGTTGGGGAGCGTGGGCGGCTAATAATCATGAAGATGTGACCTGGTCGTCCATTGCCGCCGGTTTTAAGGGATTAATTACTTCAAAAGTAAAATCTCGCCCGCAATGTTGTGACGATGACGCGATGATTATTTGCGGGTGCATGGCCCGTCTGAAAAAGAACAACAGCGATTTGCACGATTTATTAGTAGATTATTATGTAGTCGGTATGACATTCATGTCACTGGCAGGTAAGCATTGCTGCTCTGATGGTTATATCGGGAAAAGGTTACAGAAGGCTGAGGGCATAATTGAAGGGATGTTAATGGCATTAGATATCCGGTTAGAGATGGATATCGTTGTTAATAACTCTAATTAATATGCCAATTGTTTACTAAAAATTATTAAAAATGGGGCGTTGAGACGCCCCCAAAAATAAAGGGTAATATATAACTGAAGGTTTATATAGTTAGAAGCAAGGTTGTGCTTCTAAAGGAAGTGGCTTGAGGGAGCCACTTATATGTTGGGGAGGCAACGCCTCCCGCAACATATCTTTTTCGTAATCAGATTAGAACTGGTAAACCAGACCTACAGCAACGATGTCATCAGTATCAATACCAGCTGTTTTGGTAAACTTACTATCGTCAATTAAGTTGATTTTGTAATCAACAAAAGTGGACATGTTTTTATTAAAGTAGTAAGTAGCACCGACATCGACATACTTGACTAAGTCTCGGTCACCATGAACACCAAGGTCTTTACCTTTTGACTGAAGGTAAGCAACAGATGGGCGCAGACCGAAGTCAAACTGATATTGTGCTACTGCTTCAAAGTTTTGTGCTTTGTTTGCAATATGGTTATTACCAAAAACGGTCATATTCTGAGTTTCAGAATATGTGGTAGCCAGATAGATATTGTTCGCATCATATTTCAGGCCTGCAGCCCATACTTCCGCATTTTTGCCGGAGGCATTGAATTTGCTCTTACCATAGGCGACCTGACCGTCAGTGCGATCTGATTTAGCATAGGTTGCACCCACGCCGAATCCTTCATACTCATAAGTAGTGGAGAAACCGAAACCATCACCATTGGCTTCAGTTACGTCAGTGCGGTCATTTTTACCCTGATACTGAGCAGCAAAGTTCAGGCCATCGACCAGACCAAAGAAGTCGTTGTTACGATAAGTTGCAACACCAGTAGTGCGACCAGTCATGAACACATCTGTTTGGGTCCAGGTATCACCACCGAATTCTGGCAGGACGTCAGTCCACGCACCGATGTCGTATGCTACACCGTAGTTACGGCCGTAATCGATTGAGCCGTAATCACCAAATTTCAGGCCTGCAAATGCAAGACGGGTTTTGTCTTTGGAAGAACCTTGAGATTCAGCGCGGTTGCCTTTGAATTCATATTCCCACTGACCGAAACCAGTCAGTTGATCGTTGATTTGGGTTTCACCTTTGAAGCCAAGACGGGCATAAGTAGTATCACCATCATCTGCATCATTAGAGGAGAAGTAGTGCTTAGCATTAACTTTCCCGTACAGATCCAGCTTGTTACTGTCTTTATTATAAATTTCAGCTGCCTGAGCAGACATCGCCATCAGTACTGATGCAGCTACAGCAGAAATTGCCACTGTTAATTTTTTCATCGTGAGCCCTTTTTTTGAACTATTATTAAAAAATGATGTCACTGCGTGATAAATATTCATCTAATCAATGTGATTATTTCAAGATGTAAGTTTTGGTTTCTCGTTTAATTTGTGAAGTAGATCTCTATTTTTATCTGAACTTTTTTCTATCGAATCCTATTCATGGCTCTTGGCTGAATAAAAATAAATCTATTAGCCAATTTATATTAATGGCTGTTATTTATAAGTGCTCTATAATTTGAAGGTTCAATTTAAATTGGCTAAAAATAACGCTGGAAATTATTTGTTGGTTATTTGTTGAGATTTGCTTATGTATTTGTAGTGGTGTTTTCAATACTCGGTAGCATTCTCGCAAATATCATTTAGTGGTTTACGTACGTAAAAAATTGGTTATGCTGTTAAGAGTGGTTACTTCGTCACACAGCTTAAACCCGCCGTCGAGCGGGTTTTTCCATTTTTTGAGTCTCGATATTAGCTGATAACCCAATACCTGAGTTATTCACTGACTCCGAGTCTGTTACGTTTCGTAGTATTCCCTCAATTTACACCCGCTTTGTCTGCGAGGTGGGGTTATGAAATCCATGGATAAGTTAACAACGGGTGTCGCCTATGGCACCTCAGCAGGTAGTGCCGGGTACTGGTTTTTACAGCTGCTCGATAAAGTCACGCCCTCACAGTGGGCAGCAATAGGTGTGCTGGGTAGCCTGGTATTTGGCCTGCTGACGTACCTGACAAACCTTTATTTCAAGATTAAAGAAGATAAGCGCAAGGCTGCGAGAGGTGAATAATGCCTCCATCATTACGAAAAGCTGTTGCTGCTGCTATTGGTGGCGGGGCTATTGCTATAGCATCTGTGTTAATCACTGGCCCAAGTGGTAACGATGGTCTGGAAGGTGTGAGACATAATCCTTACAAAGACATAGTTGGTGTATGGACTGTATGTTACGGGCATACAGGAAAAGACATCATTCCCGGTAAAACGTATACCGAAGCAGAGTGCAAAGCCCTCCTGAATAAAGACCTTGCCACTGTCGCCAGACAAATTAACCGGTACATCAAAGTCGATATACCGGAAACAACGCGCGGCGCTCTTTACTCGTTCGTCTACAACGTGGGTGCTGGCAATTTCAGAACATCGACGCTTCTTCGCAAAATAAACCAGGGTGATATTAAAGGCGCATGTGATCAGCTACGGCGCTGGACATACGCTGGCGGTAATCAATGGAAAGGGCTGATGACTCGCCGTGAGATTGAGCGTGAAGTCTGTTTGTGGGGGCAGCAATGAGCAGGTTAACCGCGATTATCTCCGCTCTGGTTATCTGCATCATCGTCTGTCTGTCATGGGCTGTTAATCATTACCGTGATAACGCCATTACCTATAAAGAACAGCGCGATAAAGCCACGTACATCATCGCTGACATGCAGAAGCGTCAACGTGACGTAGCAGAACTCGATGCCAGATATACAAAGGAGCTTGCTGATGCTAACGCGACTATCGAAAGTCTCCGTGCTGATGTTTCTGCTGGGCGTAAGCGCCTGCAAGTCGCCGCCACCTGTGCAAAGTCAACGACCGGAGCCAGCGGCATGGGCGATGGAGAAAGCCCAGGACTTACAGCAGATGCTGAACTCAATTATTACCGTCTCCGAAGTGGAATCGACAAGATAACCGCGCAGGTTAACTACCTGCAGGAATACATCAGGACGCAATGCCTGAATTAATTTTTTTGCAAATCACAAAGTCCATTTAATGAGCCTCGCGATGCGGGGCTTTTTGCAATAAATGCGTACCGCAACGCATGTTTTTTACACCGAACCTGCCCCTTTGGAATGGGCCTTTGAGGATACCAGTTAGTGCTGGCGAGCCTCGGTGGGCTGGTTTCCTGTGCGGCAAAGGTTCATTTCAAAGAGTAGGTACACGCTATGAAATCATTAACCCTCTTCAATCAACCAATTCGTATCGGTGAAGATGGCATGATCTGCCTCACTGATATGTGGAAAGCCAGTGGTAAAAGTGAATCTGAATCGCCTTACCACTACCTGCGAAACAAGCAGACCAAAGAGTTCTTAGCCGAGCTGGAGAAAAACCACGAATCTGTGGTTTTTACTGAGCGCGGTGTACACGGTGGAACATATGGCGGGAAGTTTGTTGCTTACGATTATGCGGCTTGGTTAAACCCCGGGTTCAAGTACGCGGCCTATAAAGTCCTCGATGACTACTTCACCGGAGAACTTCAGCATCGCAACAGCTTAAGTGCGCAGCTCAACATGAAATGTCATGAGTTTGACCAGAAGAAAGACATGGCGAGCTTCTGCGGACAAGGGCTGGCAGCATGGCGCTATACGAAGCCAGTGTTGGTCGCTGAGATTAACTCCCTGGCTAACCAGCTGCAGATTACGATCCCCGGGCTTCCGGGATGAGTGATCGTGTTATTGAATGCGCCTCCAGAGCGGGGCGCGACTTCTCAGAGTTCATGAAAGGCGAGAAGGGCATGATGGAAGCATTGGCCTCGGTGGATGAGTTTGGCGAGCAGCTGCGCCTCAACGGCTGTGTCAATCATCACTTTGTTAGCTACATGATGCGGAACTCGATCATGCAGGCATTCATGGACATGGCAAAAGCCGAGAGGAAAGAAGAGCGCCGGCGGAAGCAAAAGCGAAGTAGCCATTACAAAGCCTATCTACGGGTGGGCTTGATAATGGCTTATACCCTACACGGGATAACTTAACTGATATCCCTTTTAAAGGATAAAGGTATTCAAGCCTGACACATCATGCGCTGTATCGTCGCCGTATTCCCGTATTAACAGAGACCGTAGCCCGACGGGGAACTCCTTCTGCGCGAGTGTGCGGGAATAATCAAAAACGATGCACACCGGGGTTACCGGGTACACATATTTCATCATGCCAGCGAGTCCGGTTCTGGCACGGAAGAAACCGGACGTTATGATTTAGTGCGGAAATATTTGTGTAGTGTTCTGAATGTTCTCAGTAAAGAGTAATGAATTATCAAAGGTATAGTAATACCTTTTGTTTTCGTGGATATTTGTAATCCATCTGAAAACCCCTGCTGTAGCAAGATTTTTCCTGTATTCGTAAAATGATAACTCTCCTGATTTGAATCCTTTTAAGGTGGCTTCTATAAGGCATTTATTTTTTGAAAATCTTACATTTACAACCTTACCCTGTCCTTTTATTAAAACCGTATTATCGTTTTCAAGAACAAGATGAATATTCTCTGTAGCTAAATAGTAAATGTAATGTGAGACATTGTGACGTTTTAGTTCAGAATAAAACCAGTGATAGTTTAAATTATTTCGCACTTTATCGAATATTTGTTTAAAAATGGCAACCTGAGCCATTGTAGTACCTTCCATGTGATATGAGGGGCGTAGTCTGCACGATTATCTAAATTGCTTCAATCTGGTCTGATCTGTTTTCTGAGCAATTCAGTAATGTCACTCTTTTCTTTGTTTGCTTCAGGAGAAACTCTTTTTTCTGAGCACAGTCTCCGGCGGCAGGCTTCAATGACCCAGGCTGAGAAATTCCCAGACCCTTTTTGCTCAAGAGCGATGTTAATTTGTTCAATCATTTGGTTAGGAAAGCGGATGTTGCGGGTTGTTGTTCTGCGGGTTTTGTTCTTCGTTGACATGAGGTTGCCCCGTATTCAGTGTCGCTGATTTGTATTGTCTGAAGTTGTTTTTACGTTAAGTTGATGCAGATCAATTAATACGATACCTGCGTCATAATTGATTATTTGACGTGGTTTGATGGCGTAGATGCACGTTGTGACATGTAGATGATAATCATTATCATTTTGCGGGTCCTTTCCGGCGATCCGACAGGTTACGGGGCGGCGACCTCGCGGGTTTTTGCTATTTATGAAAATTTTCCGGTTTAAGGTGTTTCCGTTCTTCTTCGTCGTAACTTAATGTTTTTATTTAAAATACCCCCTGAAAAGAAAGGAAACGACAGGTGCTGAAAACGAGCTTTTGGGCCTTTGTCGTTTCCTTTCTCTGTTTTTGGCCGTGGAATGAACAATGGAAGTCAACAAAAAGCAGCTGGCTGACATTTTCGGTGCGAGTATCCGTACCATTCAGAACTGGCAGGAACAGGGAATGCCCGTTCTGCGAGGCGGTGGCAAGGGTAATGAGGTGCTTTATGACTCTGCCGCCGTCATAAAATGGTATGCCGAAAGGGATGCTGAAATTGAGAACGAAAATCCGAAACTGCAGCGGCATCATCAAAGAACGCGGCGAAAACCTCAGAAACGAATGCAGCTAATAGTGCACAGGCGGCAGCGACCTCAAAGACTGCATCGGCAAACTCCGCGACAGCAGCCAAAAAATCAGAAACCAACGCGAAAAATAGCGAGACAGCCGCAAAGACGAGCGAAACCAACGCAAAGTCCAGCCAGACGGCAGCGAAAACCAGCGAAACGAATGCCAAAGCCAGTGAAACTGCGGCAAAAAACAGCCAGGTTGCAGCAGCCCAAAGCGAGAGCGCGGCAGCCGGTTCTGCGACTTCAGCAGCTGGATCAGCAACTGCTGCGGCTAACAGCCAGAAAGCTGCGAAGACGAGTGAAACTAACGCAAAGTCCAGCCAGACGGCAGCGAAGACCAGCGAAACGAATGCCAAAACCAGCGAAACTGCGGCGAAAAACAGTCAGGATGCAGCAGCCCAAAGCGAGAGTGCTGCAGCTGGTTCTGCAAGCGCGGCGGCTGCTTCTGCCATTGCATCAGCCAACAGTCAAAAAGCTGCAAAAACCAGTGAAACCAACGCAAAGGCGAGCGAGACTGCGGCTGCTAACTCGGCGAAAGCATCAGCTGCAAGCCAGACGGCTGCAAAAGCAAGTGAAGACGCAGCCAGGGAGTACGCAAGCCAGGCAGCAGAGCCGTATAAATATGTCTTACAGCCGCTTCCTGATGTGTGGATACCGTTTAACGATTCACTGGATATGATTACGGGCTTTTCGCCATCATATAAAAAGATTGTTATTGGTGATGATGAAATAACAATGCCTGGCGACAAGATTGTAAAGTTTAAACGCGCATCAAAAGCAACTTACATTAATAAATCTGGTGTGCTGACAGAGGCTGCAATCGATGAACCTCGCTTTGAAAAGTATGGATTGCTGATTGAAGGGCAGCGTACAAACCTGTTAATAAACAGCACAAATCCATCAAAGTGGAACAAGTCATCAAATATGATTTTAAATACATCAGGTGTAGATGATTTTGGTTTCCAGTACGCAAAATTCACATTAAAACCAGAAATGGTGGGGCAAACCTCAGCCATTTCTATTGTCACAGTATCTGGAAGCAAAGGATATGATGTTACCGGCGATGAAAAGTATGTAACTATCTCATGCAGGGTACAAAGTGGGACTCCAAATTTAAGATGTCGATTACGATTTGAAGAATATGATGGATCTACCTACAAATTCCTGGGTGATGCTTACTTAAATATGACAGATTTATCGATTGATAAAACTGGCGGCGCTGCAAGTCGTATTACTGCAAGGGCTGTTAAAAATGAAGCAAGCAAATGGATTTTCTTTGAGGCAACAATTAAGGCACTTGATACAGAAAATATGATCGGTGCGATGGTGCAATATGCACCACCAAAAGGGGGAAGCACTGGTGCAGATGATTATATTTATGTTGCAACTCCTCAGGTCGAAGGCGGTTCGTGCGCTTCTTCGTTTATTATTACTGAGGCAACGCCAGTCACAAGAGCCAGTGATATGGTGAATATACCAACAAATAACAATATCGGTACACCACCTTTAACATTTCTAGCTGAAGTTCATACAAACTGGAACGAAACGCCAAATGCAGCACCACGAATTTTTGATACCAGTGGTGGGAGCACAACTCCGGGTCAATATATAAGTGTTGCTATTAGTTCAACATTATTTCCTGGTGTTACGATGCACAATAAAAACGGTAGTACAGTAGCCGCCGTATCGCCAGTATTATTTGAATAAAAATCTGTTCTTGGATTTGTTTTAAATGAATCTGGTAATGTGCATTTCGTTAGCAATGCCCAGCATGGGACTCCTAAAACCACGGATCATGTCGGTGTTAAATCTGGTTATTTCTTCAGGATTGGGGGACAGACTAATAGCGGTCTACGTCATCTTTTCGGTCACATTCGTAATTTTCGTATATGGCATAAAGAATTAACCGATGCACAAATGGGAGAGGTAATATAATGCGAGACTTAATTATCAAATTCACAGACAAGGCCGACTTTTCGGCCTTTATGGATAGCATTGGTTATGACGATGACGAGGTGATGCAGAACAATGTTCTCATTGATGTGATAGGTAACGTGTACAAAGAAACCGGGGAAATTACTGAAGATGGCGAGCCGGTATGTGTTAAGGAAGACGGATATTTTGTAAACGTGCGCATCATTAATGATGTGAAAACACCGTCAATATTCGATGAATACGCGGTTGTTGTTGAGCATCAACTTCGTGGCTGGATGTGAGGGAGACAAATGGCTACATCGACAGTAATTCCTGGAGATATCACCACGCTAAAGGGAGATGTCAGTAAAACTAAGGAAGATATTTCCTCAATTAACGGAAAAGTATCAACGCTTCAGATTGATATGACCAGTGCAAAGCAGGATATCAGCACCAGATACACAAAAACTGAAGTTGATAATAAGCTGAAAAACAAAGTGGAAGCGAACGATCTGGAAAGCGGTCGTTATGGCGGTGATTTTTACCCGCTGACTGGCCGCGAAGCGTTTTATTTATGGGGGTTGGGCACGACTACTGCGGCGGCAAACCTTTATCTTAATCCTGACCCTGCAATTTCGTCTGTACTGCGGTCCACATCGTCTATCCGCTATAAACATTCAGTAGAGACGATAGATTCAGAGCACGCCGATGTCATTTTCAGGATGCGCCCTGTGTGGTACAGGTCGCAATGCGAAAATGACAGGCGTGACTGGGGGTTCTACGGATTGATTGCCGAGGAAGTAGGAGAAATTGCCCCTCAGTTTGTACACTGGCGACCAGCTAACGAAGATGATGCTCCTGAAGCTATTTCCAGCAATGGCCTTGTTGCCGAAGGTGTAATGTACGAACGTCTGGTTGTTCCACTGATTCACCATATCCAGAAGCTGACTGAAAGAGTTGATGAACTTGAGTCAGAATTAAAGTTGTTATTAACTTCCCGAAGCGATATCGGATAAAGGAGGAATAATGGATATAACACCTTTCCTTCATGCACTTTGTGCTGTGGCTGCGCAGGTACTGGTTGGTCTTTTTACCGGAAACTGGGCTTACGGGGCGATAGCCGGTTGTACGTTCTTCATTGCGCGTGAACACACCCAGGCAGAATATCGCTGGATCGAAATGTTCGGGCATGGCAAGCGAATGAATATGCCGTGGTGGGGCGGTTTTGATACACGTGCATGGGATGTGGCAAGCCTGATGGATTTTGCTGTGCCGGTGGTGGCGTGTCTGCTGGTCTGGCTGTTGGTTAATCGTGGGTGAAAAAAGGTGAGCTGTATATGCAACGGAGGAAGAAAACTCGTTGCTGGAAGCCTGGAAAAAGTATCGGGTGCTGCTAAACCGTGTGGACACTTCCGTAGCACCAGATATCGAGTGGCTTATTCAACCATAATAAACAGTATGTATATCATAGGTTATTAATTGTGAGTTTTTTCGGTGTGTTATTTGTTTGTTTGATGTTATGCTTTTGCGCCCCAAAAGGTTGTTTAGATGTATTTTATCAATTGATTTTCAATATCGTTTAATAAAGAAAAATTAAGCAAGCTGGATGTTGGTTTTTTGTTAATTGAATGGTTCTAATAATGTTTTTTTACTGTTGTTGAATGTGACTTGATAAGAAATGCAAGTAAAAATGATACTCTTTTTATTTTAAATTCAAACGGTTGACATATATATAGCAAGAGGTTTCAGGTGCGTTGTAGTGAGTTTATGTTAATAAAAAGCATAGTAAGCGTTGAAAAATGTAACTTTGAAATACGTTAGAATAAAAAACAATATACATATAATAATTTAATCTTAAATGAAACTTATTAAAATTTGCAAACTATAATTTTGTGTATAAAAATATAAATGCACATCATCCTGATTATGATTGTGTATTTAATTGGCTGTTATTTGACTACTATCAACTTGTTTTAATTTTATGATAGGTGCAAGATGGATTATGTTTGCTCCGTAGTTTTCATCTGTCAATCATTTGATTTAATTATAAACAGGAGAGTTATCTCGTTCAAAAAAAATTCATTGTTTATTGTAAGCGACAAAATTAGAAGAGAGTTACCAGTATGCCCCTCTAAACTAAGAATTGTTGATATAGATAAGAAAACATGTTTATCCTTTTTTATCGACGTGAATAATGAGTTGCCTGGCAAATTTACTCTTGATAAGAATGGCTATATTGCTGAAGAGGAACCTCCATTATCGCTTGTTTTTTCTCTGTTTGAAGGGATTAAAATAGCAGACTCACACTCCCTTTGGTTAAAAGAAAGACTATGTATATCCTTACTTGCCATGTTCAAAAAACACGAAAGTGTAAATTCATTTATACTAACAAATATAAATACATTTACATGTAAAATTACTGGAATAATCAGTTTTAATATTGAGCGGCAATGGCATTTAAAAGATATTGCGGAATTGATTTATACGAGTGAAAGTTTAATAAAAAAAAGATTAAGGGATGAAGGAACGTCATTTACTGAAATATTGAGAGATACTAGGATGAGGTATGCAAAAAAACTCATAACTTCAAACTCTTATTCTATCAATGTCGTAGCCCAGAAATGTGGCTATAACAGTACTTCATATTTCATATGTGCATTTAAAGATTATTATGGTGTCACGCCATCTCATTATTTTGAGAAAATAATCGGCGTCACAGATGGAATAAACAAAACAATTGACTGA